AAGGCTGCTTGCTCGCTTTCCTTTAGCACTAAGTCCGAGATTAGCCAGGCATCTTCCAATTGCGCTAGTTTCGCAATTCTCAAACCAAAAATCGCGATCCACACCCCTATCCTTGCGAGCGCCGCGCGCATAACCCACAGAGGAAGGAGCAGTATCAACGTGGGTGCGATAAGCAACTGCCTTAAATATAACAATGCCTTTTTCTTCATCGTTTGTGATGAGTTCTGTGAGTATTGAGCCGTCTTCAAAGGTTTCATAAAATTTGTGTATCCTCGTATCTACATCTTCATAGTTATCTAAATTAAACATCTAGGGTTTCTCCTTTTGCATAGTCAATTTGTTCTTTCAAAGTCCAGGTTGTGCCATCAGGCCAAGCCTGCACTTCATTAGCACAAGATTGACAGTAATGCCTGACAATTAACTTGCCATATCGTTTACTAGTAACTTGCCACACAGCTTGCGTTTGTCCACGTAAATTGCTAGTGCCATGTCTGTTCTTACAGTAATCACACCAAGTCCCCTTAGGTGATCTAGAAAGCATTAAGATCATCCCAATCCTTGACCGCGAGTTCTCCGGCGATTGCGAAGTAGGCAACGGCATCCACCCAAGAATCGTTATTTGATTTAGTTTCCATAATTCTTGCGAGCTTGACCAATGCCATACAGATTGCAATGTCCATCGGCTCAATTGGTCTTTCAAAGTATGCTTCCCACAGCTTTGCTGTTCGTAGCATTGTGTGGTCGTAATGACCATGCGTTGACCCTCTGTTAATGATCGTGTCGTTTGCATTAGTCAATATATCTTTCGCTCGCAACTGCTTTGCCCCGTCTGTAACCATCTGCCCAGCCTTCCTTATATCCTTTTTCCTTAATGAATACACCGATTGTGTATGCACCTAATACAAATAAAAAGCAGTAGAGAGCTAACTCAACTAAACGAATATCATTCAACATCATCGCTCACCCCATGCACATCAAGAAAATAAGCAGCCAAAACTTCACGGCTAATTCTGCCGCGCTCTTGGCTCATGCCTAGTTTTTTCTTTGCGTAATCGCGTATAAATGAAGCTCGCACAAAGTGCTTGCCATCGGTATACGCACCCGACTTACGATCGTAGCGAATCATGATGCCTTCTTTTTTTGGCAAACATAACAAACATACTGTGTGTCGGTTTCACACCAATTAACAGTAATTTTATCTTCACTACCGCAATTTAGGCAGTTTTGTAAACAGTAACCCCACCTATGACTATCAACCGAAGCGCATTTTGCGTTTCTCATGCCCTAAACCCCTTTCAAATAGGATTTCAAATCCTATTTTGAAGGGTCTATATGCTATTTGTCAATCAGCGACACGCCATCAAAGTTATCCATATGGTCATCAATAGTTCTATAGATAGGAAATATATCCTCAACCATACCGCTTGCCTTCAACCAAGAAGCTGCCATCTTTTTCTATTGGTATGGCTACTGGCTGAACACGCTTTCTGTCTATATAGATGATTCCAAATCCTTTTTGCCAGTTAAATGTCCCACGCGTGTAATAGGCTTGGCTCTCATCCATCAAATGCCCAACCTCAAAGCCTGTAAGAACACCCCTTAAAACGCCCCCAGATGCCGTTGTAAAGCTTGATATACCCTGTCTGTGGGTATGACCACAAACCACCGATAAACCATGCCTCTTAGCCGATTCTAGGGCCGTTAAACCCCCTTGTGGCTTGATAGCCTGCTCATCGCCATGAACCATTACCCATCCATCATGGAACTGATATGGCTTGCTGTGGTATGTGATGCCTAAATCATCCAGGTGTAGAAACTTCTCAATGGTCAATTCAGGCAGACCAATAAGCCCAGGCAGGCGCTTACTTAGTGAGTTGTAAAGTCTTGCCCCGTGATTGCTTCGGCTGAGATGTCGTACTTGAAGCTCGGCGAGAACTCGGACAGTTTCATCACGATCTCTACCAATGCTTCCCGACCACTCATCCCTACCGGTTGACCATCGGCTAATTGTTTGGAAGTCAATCTCATCGCCCACACATAGAACGTCATCAGGCTTGTACTTTCTGATGAACTGGGCAACATTTCTAACAGCTTTCTTATCGTGGAATGGGACTTGTAGATCTGAGATAACTACAATTCGCTTAATCTTCATCCTCATCTTCATCTTCATATGGAGAATGATTAGGATTCTGTATTACCCAATCGGGTAAACGCAACTGTTCTTCAATGTACCAGCGCGCCCTATCTTCACCATATCCAGCGCGAACTAATGCCTCATAGCATTCAACAATTGATGCAGCCCAAATATCAATGGGTCGCAGAATGTCTGTTGATGCCTTGCGCGCAGCCGCTTCTTTGCGCTTGCGTTTAGCGGCTTGTTCGCTTTTTGATATTCTTCTTGCGCTCATGAGTAAGCAATTCTAGAACCATTGATTCAAGTTTATCTATGCGCGACACGATGTTTGATGCTTCAAGTATTGAAGGCACTTCATGTCGGATAATGTATCTAAGCCCACCGACAATAAGCGCACAGCAAGAAAGGATGGCAGCTACAAAGCCTGCCCATTCAGCCGGGCTCAACGCCGACCAAACGCCGTATCGTTAGGGTTTAACCAACGAAGGATAACTGGAAGGCTTGCTACTAGAGCTGCATTTACAATCGCAGGTGCATCCCAACCTACTGCCAAGTAAGTTGCTATTCCTGCTGCTAAAAAGCTTCTTGCCCAGCTTGCTCCTACTGCCTTTGCTTGCTCCATTTAAGGGCTCTCCTGTCAATATAGGGATTTGAAACATACTGCCATCTGTATCGCCCTTAGCAGTAAAGCTAACATGTATATGTGTCTTATGTGGATTTATGCCTGTGTATTTTCTCCACTTGTAGTTTTTCTTCCAACTTGCAATTTTGCTGTTGAAGATAATGTAGCTGATTCTTTTATCAGTTCTGGCAAGTAGCCGTAACTGATCCGCCAAATCAAATGCTTCGGCTGGGTTGGTTTGCAAATTAGCGTTAATGTCAATGGCACGAACAATGCCTTCAGCAGTTGGATTGTGATCGGACTTACGCGCTGCATGACGTTGATCACCGAGCCACCCCTCTGGTGAAGTTCTACTTCTATCGGGGAACGCATCATCTATCTGCTCGCGTAATTGCTGACCAGCTTTGCACAGTTTAGGCATTATCTTTATAGATTGTGCTAAGAAAGAAGCAACTTGGCTTCATCGGCAGTAATGCCGAGCCGATCAAGTAAGGCTGTCTTAGCGGCTGCCTTTGCCGCATCTTGCTGAGCCTTCCAAGCATCATACTGAGCAAAACCTGCCTCATACTCTGCTTTGGTTATTGGCTCACATTCTAAAAATTGGATGCCTTCATAATCTTCGCCCACTTGGACATAACCGCCATTTGGAATTAACATTGATAAAACTTGATAACACTTTGCCATATTATGCGCCTATCTCTAATAAAGTAATTGTGCTCATCACATCATCTATCTGAACATAAGCAGCATTTGCCGCAACATTATTCTTAAATTGAGTTTTGTAAGTAGTTGCTGAGGTTGTAGCAGGTGAATCTTTGTATGCTGTTGATAAGGTTGTGCCAAATTGGCCAGTTGTTGTGAAGTTAATTGTTGCTCTAGTCGCTATCAATGAAATGTCAGTAGCGCCGCGCAGTAATTTCAAACCAACACCACTTGAAGCATTACCATCTTCTGTTGCAATTCCATTCTGATTTACCAAAACCAAAATTGTGCTTGTGTTTAATGTAGGAGTTATAGTCGCTGTTAAGGTTGTATCTGAATAAGTTGTTGTCGCGTTTGATGTAAATGTTGTCGTTGTTGCAGTTACTACTTGCAAAACTTTACCGCCACCACCAGCAGGCGCAGCCCATGTTGGCACACCGCCTGAAACTGTTAAAACATCACCAGTTGAACCAATTGCTCTTTTTGCTAATGTGTTTGTGCCTGAAGCGTAAAGCAAATCACCTGTTGTGTAGGTGCTTTGTGCCGTTCCACCATTCGTTGCTGCAACAGGTGTAGTCAATGCGACAGTTGGGATTGGCCCAGTTCCAGATGTAACTGTGATGCCTGTGCCTGCAACAATTTCAGTAAGATCGCCAGCATTACCAACATTGACCCATGACGATCCATTGTAAACTTCAACCGCATTGGTATCTTGCAGATAAGACATCATTCCTTCAGCCAACACGCCGCTTAATGCAGTAGTGCGAGCAGTAGAGCTGGCAAACACCATAACTGTTTGTTCATTTAAATAAGTATTTACCTGAGCTGCCGTTAACACATCGCCTGTGTTAAAGAGCTTATATCCTGCGCCTGCCATTTATTCTCCTTAGTAGCTCAGCACGTCTTCACCTAGTATACCCGATACATCGGAATCTAGGACAAAGCCTGCTAATAGTGGTTCGGTTGTGTATAGGGTAGTCATCCAGGATGACTTGGTAATATCGTGATGGATAGCATTTACCAGGCTTGATTGAACAACGCTGGTAGAGCCTGGGGTGGTCTTAGTAACTGTTACTCCATCAAGCAATTCTATGTCTACCCCTGCCAATGGCTTATTGGGATTAGCATCATCGTAAAGGTTAAGTTGAATGCTATCTATGCGTATCTCAGGGTCTTTGCGTGTGGCTAGGATGCCTTCAGCTTGATCTAAAGCTTCAGCATTGGTCTGCACCAATATGCCTGAGCGTTGACCTGAATGCAAGAAATACTTATCAATGGAATCTTGGTCAAAGGCATTCTGAGCTGTGCCACCCAAACGTGTGATGGTTACATCATTTATCAAGTTTGTATCATCAAAGGCAACTACGGCATTAGTGTATGAAATGTCCGTGCCTTGATCGCTAAACTCATAGACCGGGAACGCTGGCGTGGCTATAAGGGCATTACGGCTTACAAAATCAACCTTGCCATTGGCATCTAGGAAGATACCGCCAAACTCGCTCTGTTCCACGTTAAAGAGCGCCTGAAGGGCATCCCTGTCTGTGCCTGGGTCTGCCTGAAGGGTTGAATCGCCTGTGTCTACGTTACGCAAGCTTAAAGGCCATTCAATTTCATCTAAGATGGCATTTACTCTAGCCCCTGAAGTTTGCACCCCTGAGCCTGTAACAGTTGTTATGCCTGAACCTGCAAGCAACTTAAAGCCATCTACGCAGCGCAAGGTTACTGTGCTTAATTCATCGTTGCCTTGTCTAAAACCTGTGTCGTATGTGTTAATAAAGCCTGAGAATAGGAAATAGTCTTGGCTGTTGTAAGTTGCGTAGATAATTATCTGTCTAAGCGGAACAAGGTTTGGATAATAGATACTGGCAGGATTAGTCGGATTCCAATCACCTGTTTGATCATAAAGCGTTACGTTAGCCGTGCCAGCCTCAAACTGGGATGTTAAACGATTGCGCCCACGCCTGATAGAAACTTTGGTAACTAGATCTGTAATCTCAATTGGCAACGTGCCTGAGCCAAGCGTGTTTGTGCCTAATATGCCTTCAGTTGCGCTATCTAAGATTAGTGGGTTAATTTCAAAAGCGGTGTCGCTATCAAAGTCAACAAAGACACGCAGCGTTGGTGCTGGCATTAAATTGCCCTACTTTGCAAAATAAGTCCTTTGCCTGTTTTTTGGTAATTGTATTGAATGTCTGTAATGACCTCAGCCAAATCCTCAGCACTTGTAACGTTACCTTCAACAGTAACGTTTATTTCAACGTTAGGAATAATGCCAGCTCTAAATGCTGCATCCATAGATTGACCTAAATACTCATTAGCCAATGCTTCCTCTGCTAACGCTGTTGCATAATCTGCTACTGCTATTGTTTCTGTTAGTAATTCTGCCGCTCTTGCAGCCTCGGCTGCTGCTCGCGCTCCTTCTTCGGCTGCCGCTCTTTCTTCAGCAGTTTTTGCTTCAGCTAAAGCTTTTGCCGCGGCTGCTGCTGCCTCGGCTGCTTCTCTAGTAGCGCGTTCAGCTTCTTCTCTTGTTTGACCAGCAGCTACCGCGTAGGCTGCCGCTTTGTCAGTTTTAGCATCCAGAACATTTTGATTCGCTTTTGCTCGCCCTGCTGTAATACCACTTGTTAGTTCATTTAAAGCTATTTGTTGTTTGGCTAAGGTGTCAAACAAATCTTTGATGTTCTTTTTAGCGGCATCAAAGTAATCGCCCCACTTGGCAAACGGATCGTTTGCTTCAAGCGTAGTTAAAGATTCTGCTAGTTCTAAAGTTTGCTTTTGTATCGTTTCTAGCCTTGCAGATAGTTTTTCTGCCTTATCAGCATCTTCTTCTAAAATAGCCTTCATAAGCAACAAACGTGTGCGTTCTTCTTCAGTAATCTTGCCCTGTAATGCAGCCTCTATCTGTATCTTTTCTAAGTCAAATACAGCCTTTGCTCTAGCAAGTGCAGCCTGGTTCTTTTTATCTTTCTCAGATAATTTAACGGCTTTGTCGCGCTCTTTAACAATCTTCTTTTGTAATTCTAATTGTTTAGCATAATCACGCAGCAAGGCAGGGTTTGTTCTAGTTCCACCAAATCCAGGTGTTGGGAAAAACTGATTCTTTATAGCATCTAATTTAGCTTGTTCACCAGCATCAATTCTAAATCCTGTGCCTAAAAACTCACGGGTATAAGCCAAACTAAATGCTAATGAATTAAATGCTGATCCTAAGAAATTGGCAGCATTGGCAATACCAGATAACACTTTATCAAAATCGCCATCTGCTAACTTCTCTAAAGCCTGTAAAACATCTTCACCAATAATCTTGGCGGCATCATCTAGGGCTGTGCCTAACCTGTCTATTTTGCCTTGATACGAATCGGCAGCAGCAGCAGATGTGCCTTTAAACTCACCATTAAGGGTTGCTATTGCTTCAGCAAATCCCATAGCTTCAAGTTCAGCAGATGTGTATCTCGTTTGGATTTTGCCTAATGAAGCAAAGTTGCCGTTGAAGGCTCTTGTTAATGCGTTGACAGTTGCATCCAAACTTGCGCCTGTGCCTGCTGCTAAATCAAGTGCTGTGTTTAGTAATTGCGTTGCCTGCTCGGCATCTAAGGTAGTTGCTACAAGATCACGTATGGCCGGGCGTAATTGTTCGCCAGAAACACCTGTGGCTAATTCTGTTTGTTTGATAAACGCTTCTAAGGCTGGAACGTTGTAGGCTAAACCTAAATTGTTCAAGGATACTGTTAACTGCCTAACAGCTTTATCTTCAGCAGCAAACGCGGTGATTGATTTTTTCAGCGCACCGATACCAGCAATAGCCAAAAATGTGCGCTTAGCCGTCTTTCCTAATTTATCAAACTTCTTTTCTAAGGCAGATGATCGTTTCTCAGCTTTAATAAATCCAGCATCTTTAAGTTCGCCAATGATGCGAACAACAATGTTAGTACTCATTAAGCCACCTTCTTGTAATCATAAAGCACAGATTGCCTGTTAAAATCTTCTCTTGCTTTGTTAATTGCATTCATAATAGCGGCAACCGCTTTGCCTTGGTTTTCTGCATAAGCTGCATAAAGTAAACGACCACGGGTTTTTGGGTTGCTTGCTTTGTAATTCTGCAATTCTCCAACGTGAGCATCCAGCCTGTTGATCATCATGTTACCTGCATCTGGATTATTGCTCTGACTATCTTTCGTGGTTTTGATACGCATAGTGCGACCATATCTACCAATAGATACTATGTGGCTTGTAGGTCTGCCATAAGGGTTAGTTCTGCCTGCTGTTTCAATGATTGCGCCGGCAGCGTTTTTGTTTAGTAGGCTAATCATAGACTTAAAGCCACCCTTGGTTTTCTTTTGACCAGCCATAGAATAAACAAGCCCAGCTCTAATGAGCGATGGGTTATATTCTGGAAAACCGCTACCAGGATTGTTTGACCAATTGTTTGGTGGGCCAAAAACAAACGCAGGCACTTTAGCCCTAGCATCTTGAACAATAGGGCTTAATTGAGCCTTAATTTGATTGTTCATTTCCTTGGCTATATTAGGTGCTAATTCTTTCAGGGCTTTTCTAAACCCTTCTAGACCTTCTACCTCTACTGGCATGATTCCTATCTTCCGCCTGTTTCTTTAGCACTTCTTGTATAGCTCTTAACATACTGCTATCCATATTGATAAACTCACTAGGCGCAATCCCTGTATGTACAGCTAGCTGGGCTACTCTGTACGTATAGGAATCACGCGTTAGCCATTTGGGGAATCATCACCAAGAACTTCAACAGCCTTTAAAGTTCCAAGAAACTTATCCCCAAATGGAAATACGTCTGGTGCATCTGCTCTACGCAAACACTCCCATGCAAGCCAATAAATATCGCTCTGCTTTTGATCTTCTCTGAAAGCCTTGTAAAAGCCTTTCTTAGCGTATTGCTCAAAAGCATATTCAACAGCAGGTGTTATCTCGTGGATACTTTCCGTGCCATCTGCCCTTACAACTTTAAGACTTGCCATTTTTGCCCCTTTG